CCGTTGTGAACCCCTCTCTCCGCTACGTGATGTTCTCCTATGCCTCAACTTTAACACAGCAGGACAACGGCCGATACCGCTCACTTCTCTTAAGAGAAGAATACCGCGATCGCTTCCCCCACGTGCAACTGGAACGCTTCGGCGACACAAAAATCTGCAACACCTCCACAGGCTGGAAGTTCGCCTCCTCCATCGAGGGCGTCGGCACCGGCGAGCGCGGCGACCGCGTCGTCCTGGACGACCCTCACAAAATCGGGGAATCCAAAGCTGTCATCGAGAAAACCTCGCAGTGGTTTCGCGAGGCGATGTTGAACCGCCTCAATGACCAAGCCCGCAGTGCCATCGTCGTTATCATGCAACGCGTGCACGAGTCGGACGTGTCCGGCACCATCCTCTCCAAGGAAATGGACTTCTGCCATCTCTGCATCCCGATGGAATTCGACCCAGCGCGGGCGTGCAGCACTTCCATAGGATGGAAGGATCCCCGCAAAGAGGATGGCGAACTCGCGTGGCCAGAGCGCTTCTCCCGGGAGGAAGTCGACCGCCTCAAGCGCAACTTAGGGCCAATGGCCCAAAGTGGGCAGTACCAACAATTTCCAACCCCCGCTGGCGGCGGAATCATCCGATCCTCATGGTGGCAACTGTGGGAGGGCGATGTCTTCCCCCCTGTCGAGTTCATCGTCGCCTCTCTTGACGGCGCCTTCACCTCGAAGGAGGAGAACGACCCCTCTGCCCTGACTGTCTGGGGCGTGTGGACAGTCAATGAAGGCGGCCTCAAGAGGAAGCGCGTCATCTTGATGAGCGCCTGGCAAAAGTTCCTCCCTTTCAGTGGCGAACGCACCCTTGTCGAACGCCGCCCCAACGAAGCCCTCTCCGCATGGCGCTGGCGCACCCGCGAGCACTGGGGCCTCATGGAGTGGGTAAAGGATACCTGCGACGAGCGCCGCGCCCACGTTTTGCTAGTTGAGGCGAAGGGACCCGGCATCAGCGCCGCACAGGAGCTCCGCAGCCGCTTCGGTGAGCTATCCTTCTCAATTCAGCTCGTCCAACCGAAGGGCGACAAGGTCGCCCGCGCTCTCGCCTGCCAACCCATTTTTTCTAACGGTGTCGTCTACGCCCCCGACCGCGAGTACGCCCAACTAGCCATCGACCAATGCGAGGTCTTCCCCAAGGGCGCCCACGACGACATAGTAGACAGCACAACGCAAGCCCTCAACTGGCTCCGCGACAACGGCCTCCTCGCCACAGATGAGGAAGTTGGCGAAGCACTACGCCGTTCAGTCATACACCATGGAGCGCAGAAAGCCATCTACCCCTGTTGACGTCGCCGCCCTTCTGCACTATCTTCCCCATGCAGGCTGACATCTCTGCCTTGCCTGTTAACGCAACCTAGGAAGGGGCGGGACCGCAGACCCGCCCCTTTCGCGTTGTGGGCCAATGCGCTAAAATGCCGCCATGGCTGGTGCGCGGGCGGTAAGCATTCAACTCAACGGTGAGGATATCGGCGAAGGCGGAGGAGTAATACCCTTCCCTGACGGTTCCGTCTCCGTTACCCTCGGCGACGCCCAAGAGCGCCCCGAGTCCAGCCCCCATTTCGATAATCTCGCCAACGGCATCGGTGAGATGCAGCTCTCCGCCATCGCCAACGAACTCTACGAGGCCATCGAGGCAGACGACAGCTCGCGCGCCACATGGTTAACGAATCGAGCACGCGCCTTGGACCTCCTCGGCCTCGAATTGAAACAGCCCAAGGGCGACGCCACAGGCGGCGTCGAGGGCATCTCCACCGTCACCGCTCCCATCATGCTCGAGGCCATCCTCAAGGGCTGGGCCAATAGCGTCGGCGAGTTCCTCCCCGCCGAAGGCCCCGTCAAGGTGGCCGACCGAACGGGCGGCAACGACGAACTGGCCGATGTGTTGGAGCGAGACATAAATTGGTGGCTAACTACCGTCGCCCGTGAGTATTACCCCGACACATCCCACATGCTCCTCTGGGGGCCTTACTTCGGCGGCAGCGGCTTCAAGAAGATCTACGAGTGCCCATTGCGGCGGCGCCCCGTCTCCGAGAGCGTCGACCCCAAGGACTTCATCATCAGCGACGCGATGAAGGACCTTTCAGCCTGCGGCCGCATCACACACCAAATCGAGATGCGCCCCTCCGTAATGAAGAGGATGCAGCGGGATGGCGCCTATAGGGACGTCGAACTTGCCGAGCCATCTCCGACCGACGACGCCGTCAGCGCCGCCATCGGCGGAATCCAAGGTACGACACCCCCCTCACGCCCCGAGGATCAGCCTTACACCGTGTGGGAGTGCCAATGTGAGCTGGTCTTGGATGAATTCGCCCCCAAGGACTTCGAAGGTATTCCCTTACCCTACCTCGTGACCCTCGACAAAGACAGCCGTGAGGTCCTCGCCCTCCGCCGAGACTGGGAGGAGGACGACGAGGACTGCAACCGCCGCCGCATGTACGTCCGCTGGCCCTTCGTCCCCGGCCCCGGCTTCTACGGCACCGGCTTGGCGCAGATCCTAGGAAATTCCTCATCGGCGGTGACTGCCGCGTGGCGTGAGGCCCTCGACGCCGGAATGTACGCCTCCTTCCCCGCCGGCTTCATAGACAAGAGCGCCTCCCGGCAGAACACAACCGTATTCCGCATGTCCCCCGGCGAATTCGCCCCAATCGACACCCAAGGCCGCCCCATTGCCCAAGCCGTCATGGGCATGCCCTACAGCGACGTCACCCCCGGCCTCATGAACATGATTGACCGCGTGACGGCCGCAGCAGAAAAACTCGGCGGCGCACCGTCCCTTCCTACCGACGAAGGCATCGCCAACGTCCCCGTTGGTTCAATGCTCGCCCAAATCGAACAAGCCACGCAGGTCCTCGCCGCCGCCCACAAAGGACTGCATTCCGCCCAGAGCGAGGAGTTCGAGCTCCTCGTGGCACTCATCCGCCGCAATCCCGGCGCCTTCATTACCGCCGTTAATGGCAACCCAGAGACGCCCCGTGATTACTGGGACGCAGCAAAACTCGAACAAGCCCTTACCTCACGCCAACTCACCCCAGTCAGCGACCCTAACGTCCCATCACATGTCCACCGGATGATGAAGGCGTGGGGGTTGATGACCGTGGCGCAGTCTCCCCAATTCGCTCCCCTAACAAACCAACGGAGTGTGTACGAGATCATCCTCCGCGCCCTCAGGATCGACGCCGACCTAGTCATGCTCCCACCCGAACAGGTCCAAGAACAAGGCCCCGACCCGAAGGTCCAGGTCGCACAAATCCAAGCACAGGTCAAGGCGCAGTCCGAGGCCGCAAAGTTGCAACTCAAGGCCCAGAGCGACGCTCAGGCCGCACAGCTCAAGGCTGGCCTCGCTCTCCAGACCGATGAACGTAAAGCCCAGATGGAGTCCCAAAAGGCCGTCCAGCAGGCCGGCATCGAGGCAACACAGGCCAAGGCCGACATCGCCACCGAGCAAGTCCAAGCGCAGACCGACATCGAGGCAACACAACAGAAAGCCGCCGCCGAGCTCCAGCGCGAGGAACGTGAGGCCCAACTCAAGGAGCACCTGATGGTCCTTGACGCTGGGCTGAAGCGGGATCTTGCGCGGGAGCAGGCAAAGGTTGCACAAAGCGCGGCGAAAAGGCAAAATAAAGCCTCGTCCAAGCCAAAGAAGGGAACCTAAGTGGCACACCCCTATAACTCAAAGCGAGCCGACAAAGTCGGCTCCCAGCGCGCCCACAAACTCGTCGGCGGCGGTCACTCCGACGTCGTCGAAGACCGCGGGTTGATCCGCAACATGGTCAAGTCATCGGCGTTGCGGCGCGCGTCCGGCGGCCGCATAAAAAAACCCTCCGTGGACATCAACATCAACGTCGGCGGTGGGGGCGGCCCTCCGGCAATTCCCTTGCCTCCATTGCCCCCCAGTGGCCTAACACCTCCACCCCCTCCGCCTATGAGTGGACCCGGTGGACCTCCCCCCAGCGGACCTCCCCCGATGCCAATGCGTGCTCGAGGTGGGGCCGTTCCCGGCCCTGGATGGACCACAAGCGAGAAATGGCGTACCCCCGTACAACACAGCGACGGCAAGAACGACGGCAAGGACCTTGGTCGCGGGAAGCCCATCACCTATGCCAAGGGCGGCGTGGCAAAGGGAAAGTAAGGTGTTCGTATGGCGGACCTTCAACCTTCCACCACCCCCGACCGGTTCGAGTGGCTCACGCTGGCATCGTGGGCGTGTGAGGAGTGTGGTGCACGAGGTGAAGCCGGCCTCCATCTCTGCACGGCATGCATGGGGCAGAAACCCTTGACAGAGATTTGTCAACGCGACTAAATGTCGCCATGCCCTTGGATCGCACCTCTAGAGGTCTTCAAAAATCCATAAACGAGTTATTCGAGAGCCTCCAACAGGGCCTCGAATATGCTTCCTCATGGGAGGATTACCATGAGCGTCTGGGGCGTCTCAAGGGCGCCCGCGACCTATGGGAACTCATCTCCAAGGAGGGCGGCCTTGATTGACGAAGACGACGAAGTCGGAGTTGGCTGCGATACACTGTCGCTAGAGCAGGATGGCAAGACTGTCATCCTCACTCTGAACCACGACACTGAGGAAGACGCCAACAAGACCTTCGCGGCGATGAAGGAATGCCTTGACGACGGAATATTAACTATCTCGCTCTCGCTGGAGGGGAACTTGCAATGACCAGGAGTCCACCGAGGACCGAACAACCCTGCGTATGGCTAAGCGAACCATTCCGCATAGTCTACGGCGGAGGACGCTTATTGCCGCAATACAAACCAAGTCCCAGCGTGGAGGCCGGTGCGGTGATCGTTCAAAACCTGATCGATTGCACGCGCGGGATGGCTAGGGATGTAGCTCGCGAGCTTTTTCAGGCAATGAAAGGCGCACAATGCTGACTCCCGATCTCCGACACATCGCCGAGGAATGGGAGCGCACAGGCGACGTCAAAGCTGCCCATCTCAGTGCCCTTGACGATATCTCCGGCATCGAGGTCTTCGGCGACCTCGTCCTCGTGATGGCATTCGCCGAGCGAACGAAGACCCGCGGCGGCATCATCCTCTCAGATAAATCCCACGACGAGGCACGGTTCCAAGGCAAAGTCGGCCTTGTCGTTGCCGTCGGCCCTCAAGCCTTCCAGGACGACGCCCGCGTGACTTTCGGGGGACAGACCGTTGCCGTTGGCGACTGGGTCATGGCCCGCACGAGCGACGGCGTCGAATTCACCAAGACGCGGAAGGATGGCTCAGGCAGCGTACTCCTCCGCCTTTTTCGTGACACGCAGATCATGGCGCGGCTGAGCGACCCGCGGTTGGTCTGGTAAGGGAGGAACGAATGGCTGAGGCTGACAACCAAGGCGAAGAACTCGAAGTCGAGATCGCCGAAGGGGCGCAAGAACCCCCAAAACAAGATCCCCCAGAACAAGATCCTGAAGGACAAGACCCCAAACTCGCCGCCATCGACGAACTCAAGGAGCAGTTCGAGGAACTGAAGGCACAAAGTGAGGTAGCGCGGCGAGAACGCACAGAGGCACTACGCGCCCGTGCCGAGGCCGAGGCGCGTGCAGCCAAAACCCAGCGAGAGGCCCGCAGCAGCATCTTTGGCCACCAGTTGGAGACCTTGACCAGTGGCATCAACGCCGCAGAGGCAGAGGCCGCCAGTAGCGAGGACGCTTGGGCTCAAGCGATGGCAGCCGGCGACTACGCCGCTGCCGCGCGTGCCCAACGGAAGATGCAGCGAGCAGAGGCTCAGTTGGGGCGACTTGAGGAAGCTAAAGGCGAATTGGAAAACTACGCCAGCACTTCACGGAAGGCCGACCCTCCCACCGACCCCGTTGAGGCGTTCGTCCAGGGACGAACGCCGCAGACTGCGGCCTGGCTCCGCCAACACACCGACCACATCCTTGATCCAACCAAGCAGAAGGCGATGGAGCGAGCACATTACAGTGCTCTTGGGCACGGCTT